AATCGAGGGCTGCATGCCGCGCTCGGCAACGCTGCGCGATCTGCAGTTGCTACACCATGACATTCTGGTCAGCCTCGGCACCGGCCAACTCCCGCATGTGACAGCGCTGGATAGCGGCCGGGTCTTTGAGGAGTCCGCCGAATACGTGGCGGATCAAGACGGCAGCACAACCATAAGCGTCATCAGCACCGTATCCCTTCAGTACGTCGAAACGTACTGATCACAACCAGTAACCCGACACCCGCCATTGAGCGGGTTTTTTTTCATCTGGAGAAAACTCGCATGGCCAACTATGCATACATGGGCAAGGGCATCGTCAGCCTCACGCCTGAAGCTGGCGGCACTGCCGTCGACGTGGGCAACGTGTCCGCGCTGAACTTCAACATCAACGAAAACATCATCAAGCTGCCGAACTACCGGACAGCGGGCGGCGGCACCTATGCCCAGGTCAACCGCATCGAGTCGGTCGAGTTCACGGCCACATTGCACGACCTGAGCCCTGAAAACCTGGCGATGGTTACGTTCGGCACCTCGACCGTCGTGGACAACGTGGCCACCATCGAAGCGCTGACCACTGGCGCGAAGACCTTCATGATGACTTTCGCGGGCGTGAACGAGGCTGCAACAGGTCGCACCGTGACCGTGACTGTCCACAAGGCCAAGATCGGCGCCGCGCAGGGCTTGGGATTCATCGGTGACGAGTTCGGCGCGCTGGAGATCACTGGCGAGGTGTTGATCGACACCAGCATCGTCGCTCCTGGGGTGTCGCAGTTCTTCAAGATCGAGATGGATACTGCGGCGGCTTAATGTCGACGTTGGGCCTAGTAATGGCTCCGTGATATGGTTCCCAAATCGAAGAGAGGAGGGAACCTATGAACCGTTCCGGCTTTATCCTGGCGGCTCTGCTGCTTTCATCGCAGGCGAGTGCCGCCACCATATTCAAGTGCGTAGACGAGGCCGGAAGGGTCACGTTTACCAAGAATGCCAACTGTCCACGCAACAGCGGCCTTGATGACGTTATCAGCGCGCACAATGCCGCTCCGAGCGGGTCTAGCGCTCCCGTGCAAATGGCCACACCTACAGCGCAGCAGTATGTGCCGCGCCCATCTGGCGCAAATAAAGGCGTTGTTGTTGTCGGTGGCAGCTCAAGGCAGGCTGAGTGCAATACCGGTCTTTCAGACCGCGATTTACGCACCGCGAAAGTTCGCGGCGAGGTTGTTCCCGGCATGTCCCGCAAGGATGTAGAGAGCATCCACGGCAAGGCGAGCGACGACACCAATGTTCGCGGTGCCGGCGTAAACACCTATTTCAAAGACAAGTATGTGAGGGCGACCAGTGTCGCCTTTGACCGGCATGGTTGTGTCAGGGGCGGCTATCAGTCCACGCATAACCCGTAACAAGCCTGATCCACACCAAGCCCGCCGCGCGCGGGCTTTTTCATGCCCGAAGGGAAACCCAATGTCCGAGCTATCCATCCTCTTCCCTGAGCCGGTAACCGTCGAGGTGATGGGCCGCGACGTGCAAATCCTGCCAGTGAAGCTGCGTCACTTCGAGCGCTACGGCAAGTCGGCCGGCGCGCTGGTCGAGCTGTTCAGCCAGGCAGGCATCCAACAGATCAACCGTTATGCCGAGAAGCACAGCGCAGAGTTGCGCCAGATCCTGCTGGCTACGACCACGCTTAACCGCTGGCAGCTCTGGCGCCTCCCGGCAACCGTATCGGTGCAACTGCTGGCTGAGGTCATACGGGTCAATTCCAGTTTTTTCGGCGAAGCCCTGCCAGCAGTGGTAAGGGCGCTGAATGGGGCTCCGTCCTCCAACGCCTGATCGGGGCGGGCCATAACCTGGGCGACGTGCAGGACTACAGCCTGCAGCAGATCGAAACCTTCCTGGCGGCCATCGACAAAGAAGACCGCGCCGCTAACCGGGTCGCGCTCATTGCTGCGCGCGCGGCAAATGTGAAGCCCGACGATTTCAAACGCTTGATGAAGGATTTCTGCTGATGGCTACCGTTAAAACACAGCTGGTCATCGACGGGAAGAACAACACCAAACGCACGTTTGACGAGGTGAACGGCCAGCTTGAGTCGATGAACAAGAAGCTCGCCACGGCGGGTAAGACCATCGTTGCAGCGTTTTCCGTTTCAACCCTGACCGGCGCGCTGCGCGGCATCGCCAATGCGGCTGACTCCTACAACCTGATGAACGCTCGCCTGAAGCTGGCGACCGGCTCACAGGAAGAGTTCAACGCAGCGCAGAGCGAGCTGCGTAAGATTGCCACCGCCACGCAGACGCCGCTTGAATCGTTGGCCACCTTGTACGGGCGGATCAGCCGCCCTCTGAAAGAAGCAGGCCGCAGCCAGGCCGACATTCTCAAGGTCACCGAGGCCGTCGCCACTTCGTTTCGCGTCTCTGGCGCTAGCGCACAGGAAGCCGAGAACGGCGTTATTCAGTTCGCTCAAGCGCTCGGATCTGGCGCGCTGCGCGGCGACGAGTTCAACAGCGTAGCCGAGCAAGCTCCTCGCTTAATGCAGGCCCTGGCCGACTCGATAGGCGTTCCAGTCGGTGCGCTGAAGGAGATGGCGGCGCAAGGCCTGCTCACGGCAAGCGTCGTAACGGATGCACTAGTTGGGCAGCTTGACGTTTTGCGCACTGAAGCCAAGTCACTACCTCAGACGGTTGGCGGCGCCCTGACTGAGCTTTCTGATAAATGGAACGAGGCAATTGGGCAGGCTGATACCGGGCCGCTAATTGAAGCAATCCAAACCATCGGCGAAACAATCTCCGATCCGCAGATAAGGGACAACCTGGCGACTCTCGCAACGGCGCTAGTGCGTGTGGCTGAAGCCGCAATCAAGGCAGGGGCAGGCTTTGTCAGCTTCGGCCAGGATCTTGGTTACGTGGCGGCAAGCCTCAGCAATAACGTCGCAGAAATCGACCGCGCGAACGAAGAGATCGAGTATCTACACGCGGCGGCGGATGGCATCGGCGTTCTCGATATTTACATGAGCGACGAGGCTATCAATAAGTCTTTGGCCGAGTGGAAAGCGTACCGCCAGCAGCTGATCGAAGTGCAGACCGGCATTACGTCGGACATGAAGTCGGCTGCGGATCAGGCGGCAAAGGTTGCTGAAGACGCTAGGCAGGCCGAGGTTGACCAGCGCACCAAATACATTGGCGAGCTGAAGACCCTGCAAGACAAGCTAGTAGCCGATGCCAAGAAAGGCGGAAAGGCGCTTGCCTCGGCAGAGAAGAAGGCCAACAGCGAACTGCAGAAGGTCCGCGATGACCGCCTGAAGATCGAGCAGCGGTATAAAGACGCGCTGGCCGAGATGAACAGCACCGGCGAGTCCTCCTATGGGGCTGCGCAGGCGCTGAAAGTCGGCGCTCGGCAGGCATTGCAGGCGGGCGACGTCGAGGGCGCGCAGGCTAAGGCCCAGGCTGCGCTCAAGATGTTGCAGGAGCTGCAACAAGCTGGCGAAAACACTTATGGGTTTGCCGGGTTCGTCGGAGAGCTTCGCGACATCGAACTGGCCGCCAACGACATCGAGAAGAGCCGAGCCGAGGACAAGATTGCGGCGATCAAGCAAAGCGTCGTGGACTTGGCTGCCCAGGCCGAGAAGCTGAAGAACACCCCTATCAGCTTCAAGCTGGACGAGGAAAGCTTGGCTAATGTTAGGTCGCAAATCGAGCAGCTGGCAGCACAGCTCGGCCAAAAGCTAGTCATCCCGGTCACGACATCGAGCGCCGTAGGTTCAGTAGATTCAGACGGTTATGTGCTCGTGGCAAACGACCCGCCAAAGCCGCAAGGCTTCGCCACTGGCGGCTACATCAGCGGCCCAGGCAGCGGAACCAGTGACAGCATCCCTGCGCTTCTCTCGAATGGCGAATACGTCATCCGGGCGGCGGCGGTGCGCAAGCTGGGCAAGAACGCGCTTGATCTGCTGAACCGCGGCATCGCGATCCCTCGCTTTGCTGACGGCGGATTGGTTGGCGCCGTGTCGAGCATGCAGTCGGCCTCGCCGCAAAACCTCGGCTCGCTGGATATCAGCCTCGGCGGCGAAACGATCCAAGTGTTCGCCAATAGCAGCCAGGCAGATCAGCTGCGCATGGCAGCCAAGAAGTTCGGCCGCACTCATCGGAGTTAACCCATGCCACAACCTCAAATCATGCTCGGCGGTGTGCCGATCGTGCTGCACGCTGGCGCCCCGGAATTATCCGAGGAGGCTATCGGCGGCTCGAGCGTGCTCCGACTGAGCGGGGGCGCCGGGGTCAAGCAACAGCACTGGGAGCGCATGGCGGGCAGCGTCAGTGGATCTGGCTGGATTCCTCCGGGCCTCGATGGCTTGGACTACAGCCAGCCGCTCGAACTGCGCTCGACTCAGGTCAACGCCATCCACGGCGCAGGCCCGACGTTCACGATACCCGGCACGCCACGGCCTGATGTTCTGCCGTGGGCCGATGCGCTCGTGGGCGATCAGTGGGTGTCGGTGTCGTGCTCCGTCGTTGACGGGGTCGCCACGGTCGGCACCGCTGCCAGCGCCACGCTCTACCGGGTTTGCTGGATGCCGGTCTATTCCGTGTTCGCCAACAAGCCCGCCAAAACTCAAAGCTCCGGCTCTGCCAGCCAAGGCTGGTCGATCAACTGGGAAGAAACCTAAATGCTGAATGCCTCGCCGCTCAACGCCGTGCCGCTGAATGGCGTCGCTTCATCAGCTATCGATCCGGTCTATGTCGTCACAGGCCAGTCGGACGTGTGGCGCCTGCTGGTTCGCGTGGCCGAGGTAGACGTATCGGCGCAGCTTACCGGCACGGTTGAGGTTGACCGGGAGGAGGGCGCGGCCGGCGTTGGCGGGTTCGATCTGTACATTGCAGATGGCCCGGTTGTGCCGACCGACTGGAAGGGCAGCCCGGTTACCGTCGATTTCATCTGCACTACGAGCGGCGTCACCCGGCAGGAGCGACGCGACACCGGCCAGATAGCGCAAGCCAACTGGGACCCGGTTTCGCGCGTGCTCTCGTGCGAGCTGAGCGATCAGCTGCAGCAGCGGGTGGAATCGCTGAGCATTGCCGGCGTCGATTCGCTGGTGGGCGGTGACTGGTCCGCTGACGTGTTCGAGGCAGTAGAGGGGCGCAGCCATTGGGATTACGCACTCGAACGGCTTAGCACTCGCACGGCCAGCCTCGATTGCTCGCCCGCTGGAGACTTGCGCGTGACCAGCTGGTACGCCACAGCGCCACACTTCGTATTCGGCCAGGGCACGACGCTCTATCAGTCCGTCGAGCTGCAGCAGGCTGATCTTGACCGCACCACGAACCGCGTCGAGATCGAATTCAGCTACCGCTACAACCGGCTTTGGCAGCGCAACAAGAATTACCAGTGGCAGTCGCCAGAAACGCAGGGCCTTACCGGGCTCAGCGGCTTCTGTCAGTGGCGGACGAACAGTCACGAGCTGCCAACTAAGGACATGATTGAAGACGCAGCTGCGGACAATAGTGAGACGCTGATCAGTCCGACTTACTACTCGCTGCCGATGACCATGTCCGACCCGTGCGGCGACGGTAACCCTTGGATCAACACCTTTGCCGATCTGCTGCTCGGCGTAAGCTGGGTGGGTGCGCGGCGCTGGGTGCAGGTTGTGACCGAGACATACAGCCTGACCCTGGCTACCACAGCGGGCGAGACTGAAACGTCGCGCATCGTCCAGCGCGCGGCCTACACGGTCGACGTTGAAGACGATCAAGCGGATGAATGGGTCGATGAGCCCATCCTTGGCGGCAGCAGCGGCAACACCGACCTGCCAGACGATGTCCGGCGCAATGCGGCAATGACCGTAGCGCTGCGCTCGGCAATGGCTGAGATCGTATCGGCGCACCGCGAGACGACGCTGACCTTTCAGGTGCCAACCAGTTTGGCGCTAGGCATCGATCTGACGCACACGATTGAGCTAAACGACCAGGGCGCACACGCCATCGGCAAGTGCAGGCGCATCGTCGACAACTTCGATCTGTCCAGCGGGCAGGCATTGACCACGCTGAGCATCGCCGTCATGCGCGGCGGCGGCGTCAGTGATCCGCTGACCTTGCCACCACGCTTAGGCGGCGAGGCTGGCGGCGGTGGCTCTGGTGATGATGGCTTTTATGTCCCGCTGCCGACCCAGCTTGGCGGGCGGCTTGATTCGCCTCCCTACGACGACACGATGGAGGGATTCGCCGGCAACTACTCGTCCACAACGGAAGGCACAGAAGTGTTCCCGCGCCGGATGGAAACAGAGGCGGATGAGATCCCCGCCGCAGACCGGGACGAGCGATTGCTGGCCAGCGAGACGCTGTACCGCGTCGGCATACCTGACAACACCCTGGAGCTGTAACCATGGCCACGAACGAAGAGCTGCGCCGCGCCTCCGGGCGGGCGATGGAGCAGTCGCGGCGTAACGCTGGGCGCATCAACGAGGCGAGCCGCCGCGCGGGCGGCCAGGCGATGATCGAAGAGCGGACCGGCAAGGCCGTCGTCGAGGACATCAACCGCCTCACGCGACAACCTACAACCCGTAAACCACTGTCGCCAATCGCGCCTGTCGGCGCGCTGCCTGCCTCGCGCGGGCGTGGCGTCTATAAGCCTCCGGCGACTGGGTCAGGCGGCGTCGCCAGCCCGCTAACCGAGCCTGGCTATGCCGCGCGCCAGTGGTGGCCGGGTGGTCTGCCAAGCAGCGATGGCCTATTCATCTTGCCCGCGGCCAAGCGCATCGTGATGACAGATGCCAACGGCGCCGAGGTGATTTTCGACTATGCGGAGCCGGTATGAGCGTATGGGGCTGCCCCTGGCATGGGGCTGTGAAAAGCGGGCAGATCGCCCTAAGCAACGGCCAGTCGTTGGCCTATCCGCAACCGCAACGCATGCACGCCAATCAGCTCGATGAAAACGGATTTACGGCGCCTGTCCGAGCGCCAGGCGTGGCACCGGTTGTGCGCTCGCCTGAGGAGCTGATTGACGATCAGGCGCGTGGCTGGGAGTGGCGCAACGATGCCGTATTGGCTGGCGCCTACTTGCAGCTTCACGGCACACCGCTCGGCGGCTGGGTTTACTGCGCGCCAAGCGGTGATCGCTGGCTGGTGAGCCCGGTCAATATCGCCAATCCGGTCAACACAGAATCGCCCCTCACGCTTGAACTACGGATAAGCCGCTTTGGTGTGGTCGGCGGCACGCCAGATGAGCGCACCCGTTTTGCCTCGCTGACGATCCTTGGACAGGCAGAGCCTAACCCGGCTAATCCAAGCCCGGCAGGCGCATCCGCCTGGCTGTCAATTGCCGACGTAAAGCCAGACGGCAGCGCGGCACTGCTGATGATCTTTAAGCCGGTCTACGCCTTTGACTCGAACGGCTCGCACCCGCTGAATAAGATACCGCTCGGCTGGCTTGAGCTGACCATGACCGAGGTGGAAGGCGAGGTGGCGGGCGCGCTCTCTGTGGTCAGAACTCGCGCGCAGACTTACGGGACGGCGACATGGGATAACGGCACGCCCGTTGAGTTTTGGAACCGTGTTCGCCCGACGCCTGAAGTCACCTCGGTGGCTGGTGAAGGGTTCATTGACTACACCACAACGCCGCTCCCGCTTGCTGCGAGCGGAACCGGGACTGGCGTATCGGCACAGGTCTACGACAGGCATCAGTCTCGGCAGCTAACTGGCCGCATCGTTGCGATGTGGTACGGGGCGACCGGTTATGACGTCGTCACCCTGGACATTCAGCAGACCTATGACGAGGTGGCCGCTGCGCCGGCTGAGACGATAGGCGGTAGCAAGGTTGAGCGGCACTACACCAACGGAACGATAGAGGTGCTATCGGACACGATGGTGCACCGGCTCAGCTATGACGGCACGGCAAGCATGCAGTCAAGCCTGACGCTGCGCCTGAATGGCGCTGTCATCGATAGCACTTCTACGGCGGGCGGGCTGACCTACAACAAAACAACCGGCTGGTTCGGTACAGGTTACCCGCTGCAGTCGCAGAGCAAGACCGAGACGGTAGAGGGCGTCACGACTGCAACGGAGGGGTCGGGCACTGGCGACGGCTTGCCTAACTTCGGCCCGCTCTCGTCCTTCTCGGCGCTCTGCGTGCCGTATGACGAGCCATGGGACGCAGCTTACTGCTTCTATGGCTGGGATCTGTTCAGCCAGAACAACTGGGTACAGCTCGAGATATGCCGACAGAGCAACACGCTGGTCGGCTTCGAGCGGAACAAGCCCCTTGCCGGTACTCGCAGCTGGGGGCCTATCAGCAGCCGAGCCGGAAAAGTGGCCGGCACAGTGTCACCTACAGGCCTTGCCCGCTACGGCTCGGAAAACCCCAACACAGGCGCCATCACGCGCAATCAAACAACGCCCGTCTGCTACGTCTGAGGACACAACATGGATTTCGTCAACAACTGGCGCCAGGACATAACCCTGGCGGCCGGCGCGACTTCGCTCGCCCTCACGCTGCCCGATGGCTTGTATCGGCTGAGCATTACCGACTCGCTGGCCAACCCTACGGCGTGGGAGATTGTCGGGGCTGTGGTTGCGGGAGGCACAGCAGCGCTGACCCGGGGAATGGAGGGCACGACTGCAATGGATTGGCAGGGCGGCGGCATTGCTTACTGCTCGATTACCGCTGGCGCGCTCACAGAGATTTTTGCGGCGCTATCTTCATTGACCTCGGACGTGTCCGCACTCTCTTCCCGCGTCCTCGCGGCCGAGAGCAGCATCTCTCTGCTGGACGGCAGGGCTACAGCGTCCGAGTCGGCCATTGACGAACTGGCCGCAAGGGTTACCGCGCTTGAGCCTGCCCCGGTTCTCAATGGCTACGTGCTGCGCTGGATCTACAGCAACGGTGATTCTGTCCTAACCAACGTCGATCCGTTCGCCGGGGGAATGCAGTACCCGCCGCTGGACCTGGCCACCTTCAGCACGGACGGCGCGAGCTACCTGGCGGACTATAACGGCGCCCCTGGGCTCGCGCTCAGCGGGTCGGGGGAGTACGTCACAGAGCTTGGCATGGCTGAGGATCCCGCGATCACGATGTTCAGGATCACCTTCAACCCGAACAACCGCTATGCGGAAGTGACGGCTAGGATCGAGCTAGACGGCGCGACGCTTGGTGAAACCGTATTCAACTCCGGCAGCGAAGGGGCAAACCCAAGCGTGATCGAAATCACCATCTAACCGTCAGCCGCAAATAAGGCCCGCCATGTGCGGGTTTTTTCTGCCCGGAGCAACTATGCAGCCAGCAAAACTAGACCTGAAGATTGTTCAGGGCGCCACCCTGCGCGACACGATCCGCATTATGCAGCCGCGGTACGAGTACAAGCCCATTACCGCCATCGCCTCGACGGCCCCGGTTCGGCTCACCGTTGAGCACGGCCTGCCGGGCAACTGGCTCGCATGGGTCGAAGGCGCGCAGAAGATGCCGGAACTCAACCGCTCGCACCAAACGCAGCGGCCGCACCGGATTGAGGTCATCGACGCCTCGACGCTGGAGATCAACGCGCTGTCGGCGTTCGGCCTGCTGCCCGCTGACGGGATGTTGATCTACAAGCCGCCCGTAGACCTGTCCGGCGCCATCGTTCGGATGCAGATTCGCGAGCAGATCGGCGGGGCGGCGCTGCTCGAGCTATCGACGCTCAACGGCGGAATCACCATCGCCGGCCTCGGCACCATTACGCGAACCATCAGCGCCACGCAGACGGCCGGGCTCACTTGGTCCGAAGGTGTCTATGACCTCGAAGTGGAATACCCGGACGGCGCCGTTC